CTTCTGTTTAGCTGGAGTGATTCAGCCATTTGATTCCTCTTTCAAAAAGAATAAATATGAAATAGATTACTGTAACTATTTATAATTATAAAAAATCCAGTATACACTATTTTCCTCAACTTGTCAAGCTAAAAATATCATGTCAGCACAGGCTATTGCTCTACAGAACTACAAACGAAACCCTCATCTGAAAAGAGTAGGTCAGGAAATACCCTTCACCCGTGAGCAGGTTGAAGAATATATTCGCTGCCGTGATGATGTTGTTTACTTTCTGAACAACTATTTTTTCATCACCACAATTGATAGGGGTAAGCAAATCATTGAACTCTGGGACTATCAGGAAGACATCATCAATTTGATACATGCGAATCGTAAAACGATTGTTCTGTCAGCCCGTCAGATTTCAAAAACAACAACAGTCTGTGGCTACATTCTACATTACATTCTGTTCAACAGTTCAAAGAACGTTGCGATTCTTGCCAATCAAAAGAAGATTGCAGTCAAGAGCCTTCGATTAATAAAACAAGCATATGAGCAAATACCTCTATGGATGCAACAAGGTGTGATGGCTTGGAATGTCAACTCAATTGAACTTGAAAATGGTTGTGTTGTCATGACATCAGCTTCAACAGGAGACAGTATTCGTGGTGAAACAATCAACTTTCTGTATGTGGATGAGTGTGCTTTCGTGGATAACTTTGACACATTCTGGTCCGCAAACTATCCTACCATCTCATCTGGAACCACATCAAAGGTTGTGATGACATCCACACCAAAAGGATTGAATCATTTCTACAAGTTCTGGACAGAAGCAGAAGCAGGTGTCAATGATTTTGTTCCCTACAAGGTGATGTGGGATCAAAGACCAGGACGAGATGAGGAATGGAAGAAAAAAACAATTCAAGAGTTTGGGGAAGAACAGTTTCTTGTGGAGCATTGCTGCCAGTTTCTCGGAAGTACTGACACATTGATTGATTCATCAAAACTGAAAGAGATGCCAATCAGCAAGCCCATCAAGGTAGTCGACAACATTAAGATCTATCATGACGTCAAAGACGGTCATGATTACACTTTAGTCGCAGATGTCTCAAAGGGGCGTGGTCAAGATTATTCTGTCTTCTCAGTCATCGATGTCTCAATGAAACCTTTTCGTGTGGTAGCAGTTTACAGAGACAATAAAGTTCAACCAATCATCTATGCGAGAATCATACACAATGCAGCTTTATATTACAACAAGGCACAGGTCCTTGTGGAAGAGAACAACATCGGTTCTCAAGTCACGGATGTTCTTTATCAAGACCTGGAGTATGAGAACATCTTCACCACGGTCAAGAAAGACCAGAAAACAATCCTCTCAAGCGGGTTTCACCGCACTGCAAAAATGGGCATCACCACAACGCCCAGAGTCAAAAGAATTGGTTGCTCCAATCTTAAGATGCTCGTTGAAAAAAACCAACTGCTGGTGACAGATTCCGAAACAATCAGCGAATTTCTGACCTTCTCTGTTGATGGAAGAGGCTCATATAGTGCTGAAAATGGTAAGCATGACGATTGTATCATGACTCTAGTTTTGTTTGCCTGGATGGTAGACGAAATGTATTTCAAAGAATTATATGAAAACAATATTCGTGAAAATCTCATGAAATATATGGAAGAAAAAGAAAGTGAAGAAAATTATTTACCTTTTGGCTTCCTCAGTAATGGTGTCGATGAATATGATTTTTCATTAGGAAATGACCAAGAAGATCCTCAGGAACATCTTGAAATGCTTAGAAAAAATATGTGGCTACTAGGTCTTGAGGAAAAAAGTGAAAATTGATAAATATTTGAAATACGAATAATAATAAAGAAAATGATTCAATATAATTTATTTTTTGATGTGGAATTTAACCCTGAATACGAAGCATCAATAAAAAGGATACAATATGTCAACTGTAAATGTAGATTTCCCACTTTCCCCGGGTGTAGTAACTTCAGAGATTGACAATTCAATTCGTCAAACTGCAGTTCCTCTGGGAAGTGTTGGTTCCTTGATTGGTAAGTTTTCTTGGGGTCCTGCTATGGTACCAACAATGGTAGCGGATCATCAAGAATTTGAAACTTTATTTGGAGGACCAACAAATAATAATTTTATTGAATGGTTTAACGGATATAACTTTTTAGAGTATGGTGAAAATTTAAATGTAGTGCGATTGGTTGATTTTGATAATTCAAGAAATGCTTGTTTTTCAGGCATCGATACTGTTTTAGTTACAAATGATGAAGACTATACAAACAATTTGATCATTGAAGAGGGTGGTATCAGTGATGGAACAGCCGCTCCTGGTAAAATTGTAATTGGTGTCAATTCAGCACCAGGACCTTGGATTGCTCGTTATCCAGGTGTCAAAGGTAATTCACTACGTGTTGATACTTGTTTTGCTACTGATTATGGACGACAAATTGGAAGATATGACGAAGAAGGTATGGTTCTGGGAAGTATCGCTAATTCAAATCCAACTTGGGTAATTAATCAAATTACATTTAATCTTATTGCCAGTTCAGCAAATGAGTATGAATGTCAACTTGCTTATCGTGACCTTGTATCAAATAATCATATTGATATTTGGGGAGGAGTGCGAGGTTGGTTTGAAGATTCAACAGATGTATTAGCAGATGGCGGTCTTCTAAATCAAGAAAAAGTTGTAACATTCTTTGATGGAACAGATTCATATAATATGTTGATTACTGGAATTAACTCAGCAGCAAAAACATTTAATGCTTATGTAAATCGAAATGATGTAGGTGCGCCTCCACGTGTTTTAGACTTGAGCGCAAATCCTTTACAATCATTACATATAAGAACTCGTTCAAAGTATCGTGAATTTTCTTACGGAGCTACACGAAATTCACCAAACAATCTATTGGGTAAAGTTTATTTCTCAAACAATACCTATAAGATTCGTGGTGTAAAGACTGCATTTACAAAGCAAATTTCGAAAGGTGATACAATTAGTGTTGCCGGACAAGCAGTAAATGTTTTGAGTGTAGATAATGATAGAGAACTCACAGTCGGACGTGTTTTGATTGGTGAGTATACAGCAAACACCGCAACTAGCTGGTCAAGAGAATGGCAATATTCTCAGTTCTTTGCCAGTGAACCAGCTTCATCAAACTACAATCGTGGTGTAAATGGTGATTATACAGCACATTTCAATGACCAAATGCATATTGTAGTGCTTGATGAGCTTGGTGATATTACAGGAAATAAAGGTGAAGTCCTTGAGACTTATTCACACCTTTCACTTGCTCGAGATGGTAAAGATGACTACGGTGTTCCAACTTATTATGTTGGACGAATCAATACAAATTCAGATTGGATTCGTTGGTCAAATCATGCTCTTGCAACACAGCCTCATAACTGGGGTTCAAATGCTTTGGATACAACATTTATGACATATAATAAAGTTCTAAATGCTCTTGGTAACAATCTAAGTGCTGCTACCTTTGCTGGTGGTTCAAATGGAACTCAAGTCGATAATGCTGACGTCATTGAAGCAATTGATTTGTTCCGAGCAAAAGAAACTCATGAGACAGATTTTATGATGACTGGTTGGACTTATGATGTTATGAATCCTTTAAATTATCATTTGCTCATTTCAAAAATGATTCAAGTAGCTGAAGAAAGAAAAGATTGTGTAGTATGTGTCTCTGGTGAATATGGAGCAATTTGCCGAGGTAAATCAAATGCGGATGACATCACTGATAACTATATACAGTGGAGGTCTGCGATTGTACCTAGTTCATATGCGATTATGGATGGAAACTTTAAGTATCAATATGATTCGTATAATGATACTTATCGTTGGTTGCCTCTATCTGGAGATATCGCAGGTTTGATGGCGAGAGTTGACATTGAACAAGCACCTTGGTATTCTCCTGCTGGAATGAAACGAGGTCAAATTAAGAATGTAGTTAAACTTTCTTATAGCCCTTCTCGAGAAAATCGAGATAATTTGTATCTCAATCAAATCAATCCAGTAGTAACATTCAAAGGTGAAGGAACTATTCTATACGGAGATAAAACACTTCAGGTAATTCCAAGTGCTTTTGACCGAATCAATGTTCGACGACTTTTCATTCGCTTGAAAGATTATATTGTTGTTGAAGCAAGAAAGAAATTGTTTGAATTTAACACTCCTTACACAAGGGCCGATTTTAGAAAATTGACCGAACGCTATCTCGATCAGGTTCGTGTTGATCAAGGTCTTTCTGAGTATCGTGTGATTTGTGATGAAACAAATAACACTAATAAACTTATTGAAGAAAATAAATTTGTGGCTGATATCTACATCAAGCCGACATATGTAATTAACTTCATTAAATTAAACTTCACCGCAGTTGGTCAAACTGTAGAGTTTGATGACCTTGGTGTATAAAAGGAGATAAAATGGCAATTAGTATTTCAACACTTAGAAATAAAATGACTGGTGGTGGAGCACGTCCATCACTCTTTTTTGCTCACGTTTCATTTTCAGACGAATTGAAAACTGCACTTGGTAGTGCTGTATCGGATGTTATTGATGGAGGTAATGGTGCGGATGTTTCGTTTTTTATGAAAGGTTCTCAAATACCTGAGAGTACATTAAATGCTGTTCCAATCAATTTTCTTGGTCGTGAATTTAAAGTTCCTTCTACAGACCGTGTATTTCAAGACTGGACTGTTCAAGTAATTAACGATGAAGATTATCGTATTCGTCACATCTTTGAAGCATGGATTGAGCATGTCACACCAGGAGGAGCTATCTTTGCATCTCAAGCAGCATTTGGTGGTGATGGAAACCAAAGTGTGTTCTGCAATATGGAAGTTCATCAATTGACAAAAGCCGGAGATATTTCATCATATGGTGGTGGAACTGGAAACGCTACGAATGCGAAATATTACGGATCTTATTATTTTGTTGATGCTTTTCCAACCAGTGTTTCTCAAATGGATTTAAGCTGGGATACAAAGGATACAATTGAAGAATTCACTGTGACCTTTGCTTATCAATATTGGAAGAAGACTCCGGATGTTGTACCAGGTACAGTGAGTCCATTTATTGATACGAAAGCTACTAGTTGGGTTGCGGCAGCGAAAGAATAAGATTATTATTTTATATGAATATTCAACCCACACCATAAGAGGTGTGGGTTTTTTTAGGTCAAAAATTGTGAATGATAAATATTGATACCAATATTTCTAATTTATTCAGGAGTTTATATTCATGGCTACATTATTTGGATGGAAGTTTGAAGAACAGAAAGACCGTGAAGAAACGAATCTTCAGGCGTTTAGCCCACCTGACTTTGATGATGGCTCTGCCGTTGTAGGCGCAGCCGGTGTATATGGTACCTATCTAAATTTAGACAATACCTTTACAAACGAATTTGATCTGATGGCTCGTTATCGTGCGATGTCAATGCAACCTGAATGTGAGTTAGCAATTGATGAGATTGTTAACGAATCGATTACATCTGGAAGAAAATCATATCCCGTATCCATTGAACTTGACTATCTTGAAGACTATTCGGAGATGCTCAAGGAAAAGATTGGTGATGCTTTCTATGAACTAATGGATAAACTGAATTTCAAATACATGGGTTATGAAATTTTTCGCAAGTGGTTTATTGATGGACGATTATTCTATCAAACATTGATTGATGTCAAGAATCCTCAAAAGGGTATTCTTGAATTGCGACCGATTGACCCATTCAAAATCAAGAAAATTCGAGAGAGAAAGAAGACAGAGGAAGAGTCTGCACGCATTGGAATGGATGAAATCAAAATCAATCAGCAATATAATGAATACTATCTATATTCTGAAACTGGTGTTTTTAATCTTGAAACAGAAGGAGATCGAAAGAATGTTCTGAAGATTTCACCCGATTCAATTGTCTATGTGAACAGTGGTCTGTTGGATGAAAGACGCAAGAATGTAGTTTCATATCTACACAAAGCGTTTCGTCCAATGAACCAAATACGAATGCTGGAAGATGCGGCAATCATTTATCGATTAAGCCGTGCGCCATCACGAAGAGTGTTCTATGTGGATGTTGGTAACTTGCCAAAAGCAAAAGCCGAACAGTACATGCACTCACTGATGAGCCAGTATCGTAACAAGATGGTCTATGATAGCAAAACAGGTCAGTTAAGAGATGACCGTAAGTTTCAAGCAATGCTTGAAGACTATTGGATGCCCCGGAGAAATGGCTCGGCAACCACAGAGATTGACACAATTCAAGGAAGTGAGGCGAACTTCACTCAGCTGGATGAACTTGAATTCTTTCAGCGACAACTCTTTCGTTCACTGAATGTGCCCATCTCAAGAATGCAACCTGAAGCTGGTTTCTCATTAGGACGAGCAAGTGAAATCTCAAGAGAAGAATATAAGTTCATGAGATTCATTGAAAGATTAAGAACACGATTTTCAAATTTCTTTTTAGAGGTTTTAAAACGACAGCTAATTCTCAAGAACATTGTTTCAATGAAACAGTGGGAAGAAATAGCTGATTCAATTCATTTTACATTTGACCAAGACAGTAACTTCAATGCTCTGAAAAACCTTGAACTTCTCACTGAAAAGATGAATGTGTTGCGAGATGCGGAAGAGTATCGTGGAAGATACTTCTCTGCTAACTATATTCGTAAGAACATTCTATCTCTTAGTGATGAAGATATCGATAGAATTGATGAAGAGATTGAAGAAGAAAAATATGATCCACGATTCGCACCTAAAGAAGGTGACGCTGGCTTCGGTATGGGCAGCATGGGCGGAATGGGAGGCGGTCTCGGTGGTGGCCTCAGAGGTGACCTCGGTGGTGGATTACCCACAAGTTTTGATGATGGCATCGGAGGAGAACCAAGTGAACCAAGTGGTTCAGGTATGGTAAATGACCTCGGTGGTGGAAGTGGTGGAGGTCTTGGCGGAACAACAACACCTGGCACAGGAGAATTATAATGGACGCAGAAGAATTAACTAAAAATTTGATCAAGAATATTAACGATGAAGATTTGGCAGGTGCTAAATCAAACTTTGAAAGACTAATTGCAAATAAACTTTACGACAGACTTGAAGATAAGAAAGAAGGTCTAGGTAAAAAGATTTATTCAAAGGATTCAAATCCAGAATCAGATTCAGAACATGAAACTCAAACAACACAAGAGCCATCAGGACATGAGCAAGAAACTACAAGCGCCGAATACGCAACTGCGGAGCAGTGAAATTGAACTAATCCTTGAACGTTCTTTTATTGATGATTGGATTGAAGGATCAAAAAAATATGTTGCTGGTGAAAGAGATAAACTTCTCAAGAAAGCCTGGAATGGAAGTCGCAAGGCTGCCATCAACACGGGAGGAAAACTTTTTCTTCGTTCTCTCGAAAAGTTAGGTGTAAAGTCTGCTGGTGAAAAAGCAGATTTACTTGATCAGGCAAAGGAGTTAACTATTGCGTATCGTGAAAATCGACATAATGCCAATCAATCAAATGTACAGTTGATGAAAGCGATGAATAAACTTGGTATATTAGGCGATTATCTTGCAGAAATTACGACAAACAAAAATTTCTTAGAACGAATTGATAATTTACTTCAAAGTCAATTTGATCCAGAAAGTCAAATTTTACTTAAGCAAGTAAAAAAATCATTTGAGGAACGACAGAAGCATATTACGACCGCTAATAATGCACGTCTAAAATTAATGACTCCTTTATTCAAGCCACTTTTTGATGTAGATTTTTTGAATAATGATTTTAAAAGAGATATTCTACCATTAGAGTCCGCAGGTCTTATTCTTGTTGATACACCTCAAGAAGAAGAAAAAGCTAAAGATGAAATTCAGAAAAAGGGAAGACCAACTCAACTAAAACCAGAACTTGATTGGAAAAAAGATCCAACATCAAGTCATTTTCGAAGCATCACAGACCTCACTGTAATGAAAAATTGGCTTGAGCAGGACATCAATCAAAAGGATCCTCAAAAAGTTCAAAAGGCAAAAGAATTTACAACTGAGATTAACTCAAGAACTTCTGGTGCGACAAGAGAACAAGAATCAAATGAATCTTATCAACCAGAATTGTTTGAAGAATTGTTTGAGAATTTTGTAACTAAAAAAAAAATTAAAATTCTAGAGGCAGAAGATCGATCTGAATATGAAGAAGATGAAGATGGAAACGTAAGCTCAGACGAAGAAGTAGATCAAAATATTGTTTCTGAACTCAAACAAGAGTATCAAGAATTCTCAAAAAACATAACAGAAGTTCAAGAAGGATTTGAAAATTTCTTAACAAAAGATTTTCCAAAACATGTTGAAGAGATTGTAAAAAATTGGCGAAAACAAATTTCTAATAACTCAAAAGAAAAAGAAGAGGATAGAGTAGATGATTTATTAACAGTAGCTATTGGTAATTCAAAACGTGTTGTAAAATTAGCAGATGAAATAGCAAATGAATATCGTATTATTCACGGAAACTTAACTACAAAAAGTTCTGTTCAAAAACTACTTCCAGGAATTTCCTCACTTCTTTCCAAAGTAACTGCTCAAGTCAAAAATTTAAAATCAGGCAACAATCTGAATAACAGAATAAGTGCGAACAGTGTTAGGCCTGATGATAAAAATCTCTCTCCCTATGTTCAGTCAATACTTCATGAAATTTTTATAATGCATGGAGTAAGCTTGCTTTTATTTGATTCATATGTTCGTGATTCTCTGAGTGACCTTGATGATTTTTTTACTTCAAACAATACTCCTATTTTAAAGCCAAGCCAAAAAGTAGAAAAAACACCCTTTCGTAAATTATTATCCACTTTAGAAAAATATAATAAGTTTGTTTCGGAATTTTCTCAGCATACGCAAAATCTTGGCAGTAATAAAGAAGTTCATAAATTGTATAACTTTTTGTATGACCATTTGTATTTGACAAAAGCAGGAGAAAATCCAGATGATAAAGATGAAGGATTATTTCATGCTGCTGTTTCTCATGCGGCAAATAAAAATAAAAAAGAATCTTATGACCATATAAAAGGATTTGCTGATTATCTTGGAAATTTGCTTAAAAGAAATTACCAAGAATTTGATGATTTGTCAAAACAAAAATTAGATAGTCTTGAAGGTAGAACAGCCTTTGATATAAGAAAGATTGACCGTGATCGAAAAGCGGCGATTTTATCTTGGGGACCTCATCCTGAATTACAGGATAAAAAAGATACTGACTTGAATGAGTACGATAGTAAAGATTTTTCTTGGCAAAAATTTATTGAAGATAAACATTTATATTTCAAAAATCCTGAATTATATGGTAAGCAAACACCAGCCCATGTGATTCGATATATTCAAAGTTTATCTTTAGAACAAAAGCAAAATAAATGGGAGGAATATCTCGCATCAAAAAATAAGGTAAGTACAGAAGAAGGTGAAAAATCAGTTCCAGTGATTGAACACTTAAAGAATGATAAAATAATTGAATATATTAATGAAAATAAAGTAATTCTCTATACAACTCGAACAACTTGGGCCAAATTAAGAAATAAATGGAAACAAAAACGTAAAGAAGTTTATAATCATATTGAACGAACAAAATATTATAAATTTGAGGATCTCTTAGGAAAATTGAATAAAGACATTGCTCCTGTTTCAATAAATCGAAACATCGTTGCTTTTCAAATACCTACTATAAACATATATCATATTGACACTTTATTAAAAAATGAAGAATCTTCATCAGAAGACCTCAATCTAACAATTGATTTAGATAAACTTGCTTTTATTGCTGATAATTATAGTTTATTCGAAAAGATAGTTAAAGGAAATAAAAAAAGTATATTCATTTATGAACAAAATGAAGATTTTCAAAATAAAAATTTGCTAAAAGTGTTGACACAGATTGCGACTATACTTGACGCTTTTCAACGAAGTTATGAACCCGCAAAAAAAATAAGTAAAGTTGAATTGATACAAGACTTAACCAATCGTGAATCAGAGTTTTTTAAAAAATTAGAATCAGATATAAATGAAAATAAAGTTAAAAAAGAGGTTATAATCCTTACAGCGGATTTTAATAAAATAATAAAGGGTCTTGAAAAACAACAAACATCATCAATGATTAAGCTTAATATTTTAGCCACTCTTTTCTATAATCAAGATAACAGAGGAGGAAACACTTTAGTTCAAAATTATGCTAAGGATATTGTATCAGAATCTAGTATTGAATCTTCTGATTCTCAAATTCGAATGCTAAAAAGTTCTTCACGGTCAATGAAGAGTAAAGTTGAAGGACGAGATCGGTTCTTAAGTGCTGAACAAAAATGGAGACATCGTAAAGAAACAATCGATAAAATTTTGACTGATAAAGATCAAATTAAGGCGATGGCTAAAGAAAGAGAAGAGAGGAATAAAAATAATGCGTTTTCTTATGAGGCACCGAGTTTAGATGAATATAAGTATAAACCTTTGGTTGATTTACTCAAAGATTTCTATACTCATCTTGGTAGAACAACAGCAAGAGGTATCAAAAGCTTAAGTTCTTATAATAAAGCCTTGTCACGATTTAAAAGATTTCATGATATTCCACAAACCTTCAGTCTTACAAGTTTTCAAAAGGTTATTACTGATGGTGAATACCCAGACAAATCTAATGATATTCAAGATTACGCTCCAAGAAAAGAATACGATCAAAAACAAAAAGAACTTATTCATAAAAAAGAAGATTTAGAAAAAATAACCAATTCAGAAACAAATCTCTTGCATAGTTGGGAAGACCTTGATGGTGAATTTAAATCTCTGTATGACCTTGATAAGGGAGAGAAGGAAGCGAATCAAAGAATTTGGGATACTATTCTAAAACTTCAAAGACAGAATGAGGATTTTAAACAATTGAATCCAATCAATCGTAAATCTTTTATTTCAATTTTGATTCCTTTATTGAAAGCCCTGTTAGAATATTCAAGGCAATCAACTACTTTATTATCTTTTGCTGACAAATTTATGACTCTTCATTCAAAAGATATAATGCCTTTGCTAAGATATCGACAAAGTGATCCGAATCATGAGCAAAGTCCATTGAAAAGTAGGTCAGCGATTTCAACTGAAAAATGGGACAATTATAATAGTATAATGAGAACATTGATAGGTGGAAGTGATTCGAATGGAATCAAAAGTAAGAATAGTATAGTTGAAAAATTAGGAAAAGAACCAAACGATAATACAGGTTCTTTTCATCCAGATGAATACCTAGAATACTTAAACTCGGATGAAGTTAATTTAGGGTTCTTTAAAGATATTGACGTTGATTTATCAAGTGGCAATTATAAACAACTTGACTTAGAAAAACTGAACAAAAACATTGACGACATTGAATTTTTCTTTGACAAAATGGATCCGGATGCTGAACTTTCAATAAAGGAAAAAGAAAATGAAAGCGAGGATGAATATGAGGAAAGAAAAGAAAAGATCATAAAGCTGATCAAAACTTATCACAACAAATATGAAGATGAAATTCTTCTCGTAAAGAATTTTATTTCAAAAATAAAAGGTAAAGATATTGAAATGCCTTTAGAAAAATTTTATCAAAGTGATCCATATTATAAAAAGGTAGGAACTTATATAAGAGATGAAATAAAAGGACTGAGTAATCATCAAAAAGATTCTTTAATTATTATTTGCTGTTCGGTTGCGGAAATATTATCAATAAAAAATCATGACCAAAGAGATGACAACCAAAAAACTGTAAAATTAAGTGAAGAAAAAATAAAAAGTATTCTTCAAGATTTTGTTCATCGACTAGTGGGCAAAGATAAAGGAGATACTGTAAATGATGCGAAACATATTCTCAAAGAATATTTTCGAAAATATAAAGCTCAAGTTTCTGTCAATGAATCATTTGCTTCAATTCGTTGGCGTAAGAATCCAAGGACGCATTTGAACAAAGTTACAATGGTTTGTAAAAATAATGAATACAAAAAAAGTCTAAATAGAGAAATAAACATAGCCGGACAAAAGGTCAAAGAAACCATGTGTTTACCAAAAAGCGCAAAGCCTGCGGTTGATAAAGCAAAAGATAGAAAGTCTTCTCTTAAAAGATGGAAGACGGTTCGTTCAAATCCAGGCAAAATGAAAATTGCTAAAATGAAAAGAAATTTGACACGCAAATATTCAAAAACTTTAAGGTAGAGGACAAATGAAATTACTTGTTGAAAGCTCAGAAGATATCAAGAGTGTGATTGAAGAAAATGCCGATGGTGAAAAATCACATTTCCTTTCTGGCATCTTCATGCAAGCAGAACAAACCAACAAGAATGGTAGAATCTATACTTTACCGATTCTTGAAAAAGAAACAAATCGTTACATTGACGAAAAAGTCAAAACGCAACGAGCATTGGGTGAGTTGAATCACCCTGCAGATCCTACTGTAAATCTTGAGCGAGTTTCACACATGGTGACGGAACTTGCAGTGGATGGAAATAATATTATGGGAAAAGCAAAAGTGCTTAACACTCCATGTGGGAATATAGTCCGTGGTCTTGTAGACGGTGGCGTTAAGCTTGGAGTATCTTCAAGAGGTGTTGGTTCTCTTCATCAAAGAGATGGTGTTTCACTGGTCGGGGAAGACTTTCAATTGTCCGCAATTGATGTTGTCTATGACCCTTCAGCACCAAAAGCTTTTGTTGAAATGGTAATGGAATCTGTTGATTGGTTATGGAACGATGAAACAAAATCTTATGTAAAGCAGCAAGCTTCAATTCAAGAAGAAAAGTCCTTCACAAACAATCCAATGCCTTTCCTCGATACCTTAGTTGAACTGAAAAGTGAAATCAAAGGTATGCAAGATAAGGTAATGATGGTGATGAACGAGAATCGAGAGATTCGCAAACTTGTTGAGAATCAAGCTTCTGTGCGTGTGAAGAAGAAAGAACAAGAACTAGACCGTTTGATTGAAGATACAAAAGACACTATCGAATTGAGTGTCAAGGAAAAGTTACGAGAGAAGCGTGAAGCAGAAACTCTTAAAATCTTTGACCATTTTTTGAAAGAAGTATCAAAAAAATAAATTTTTATAAATAATCTATAAACGGACTTTAACTGTTAACTATTAAGCAAAGGAATTCTTATGGCCTCTAACACAGAACTTAAGAGTCAGATTTCCGATTTCATGAAAGATAAATTCGGAGATGAAATCAAAGACTCAACTGACTTAAGTACTGTTGTTGATGAAGATAAAGTCGATTCAACAGTCAGTGCTTTGATGAAAAAATTGAAGATTACTCCTTCTGCGACCGAAGTTACAATCAAAAAAGGAACCACAATCAGCACTCTTGCTACTCAACTTGCAGATGAGCAAGACAAGGATGATGATAGTGATGAGGATACTGTAACTGAAGCACGTCGACGGAGAATGAAGAAGAAAGAAGAAGAACTCGAAGAAGCTCGTCGAAAGAAGAAGAAAGAAGAAGACGAGGATCTGAAAAAGAAACTTGATGAAGCTTCAAAGAAAAAGGATGATGACGATGATGACGAAGACGAAGATGATGAAAAGGAAATGGACTTTGAAGACATTGAAGACAAGGATAATGACGATGATGAAAAAGACGAAGATGATGACAAGAAAGAAGCCAAGAAGAAAGCTGATAAAAAGAAGGACGTTAAGGAACAGATTGAATCTCTGTTCGCACAAGACGAAACTCTTACAGAGGCTTTCAAAGAAAAAGCAGCAATTCTATTCGAAACCGTCTTGAATAAAAGAATTGACGAAGAAGTGGACGAGATTCGAGAATCTCTCGAAGAGCAATACAATGAAAATCTCAAGGAAGCGGTAGAGGCTCATGCTGAACAACTCCATGAAGAATTGGATAACTTGACCACTAAGATTGATGAATACTTGACCTATGTAGCCGAAGAGTGGATGAAAGAGAACGAATTGGCAATTGAAAAAGGTGTTCGTGCAGAAATCACTGAAAACTTCATTTATGGATTGAGAAATCTCTTTGCTGAAAACTACATTGACGTTCCAGAAGGCAAGGAAAATCTTGTAGAATCTCTTGAAGAGCAGACCGAAGAACTTCAAGAACAAGTGAATTCTCACCTCAAGCGCAATATGAGGTTGAAGAAACAACTGCAGAATGAGCGAAGGAAGAACATCTTGTTTGAAAATTCCTCTGACCTGACAATGGCAGAAAGAGATCAACTCGAGCAGTTGACTGAATCTGTTGACTTTGAAAGCGAAGATGAATTCGAAAAGAAGATTCAGATCATTAAAGAACATTATTTTTCAAATGACTCTGAAACAACCGTATCAAAGAAAAAAGATATGACTGAGGAAGAACAGTTTGGTTCTCAAACATTGCTTGAGGATTATCATGCTGAACCTGCCTCGATAACGGCGATTGACGTATATAAAAACGCAATTTCAAAATTTGTTCGCTAACTTTGAAAAAGTGTAAATATATAAATAAGAAAAAACGAAAGTATTTCAATTTTTTAACAAAGGAGAAGATATGATTCTTAACGAGCAAGTTCAAGCAAAGTGGAAACCGATTCTTGAACATGAAGAATTACCTCAAATCGACGACAACTATAAGAAAAGCGTAACCGCTATTCTCTTGGAGAACCAAGAAAAAATGATGCGAGAGCAAGCAATTCAGCAACAAGGTTCTGGATTGTTCTTGAGCGAGAATCCAAATGGTGGACCGATGGGTTCTAGTATGGATACATCCAACTTTGCTTCAGGAGTTGGAGATGGTTTACAGGCTACAGTGCCTTACAACGGACACACCTTTGGTGCTGCACCTGATGCTTCCGGTGCTGTTCAGTGGGTTGACCCTGTATTGATTTCTCTTGTAAGACGAACCATGCCTAAATTGTTGGCATATGATGTTTGTGGTGTTCAGCCAATGACATCTCCTGTTGGTTTGATCTTTGCAATGCGTTCACAATACGGATCACCTGGTGTTGTTCCTGGTACAGGAATGGATGGATTTGATGATACACTATTGGGAACAAACGAAGCCTTCTTCGGTGAAGCAAACACTGCTTACACAGGAACAGGAACTCATGCTGACCTGAAAAATCCTACACAAGTCAATGCGCTTACAGGAACAGATGATCCAGTAGAAGTATTTTTTAATGGGAATATGAATCATGGTAAAGGAATGCCAACCAGCTGGGGTGAGAACATGGGACGACCTAACGGACCAGAATTCCCAGAAATGTCATTCAGTATTGAGAAGATGTCTGTATCAGCCGTAACACGTAAGTTGCGTGGTCAGTATACTCTTGAGATGGCTCAAGACCTGAAAGCAACTCACGGATTGAATGCTGAAAGCGAACTCGCAAACATTCTCTCAAATGAGATTCTTGCTGAAGTAAACCGCCAAGTAATTCGCACCATCTACACTGTAGCAAAGCCTGGTGCCCAGAACACAACTACCGCTCATGAATTTGACCTTTTGGTTGATTCAAACGGACGATGGTCAGTTGAGAAGTTCAAAGGTTTGATGTTCCAATTGGAAGTAGAAGCAAACCAAATTGCACGACAAACACGACGTGGAAAAGGAAATGTCATTCTTTGTTCCGCTGATGTTGCTTCCGCACTTCAGATGGCAGGAATGCTTGACTACTCCTCAAACATGAGAGTGTCTTTGAAGACTGACGAAACTGACAACTTGTTTGCCGGTATTCTGAATGGTCAATTCAAAGTATACATCGATCCTTATCTGCCTGTCAATGCTAAGAAAGCTATGGTATGTGTTGGATACAAAGGAACATCTCCTTATGATGCCGGTGTATTCTACTGCCCATATCAGCCGCTACAAATGCTGAAGGCACAAGATCCACGAACCTTCACTCCAATCATTGGATTCATGAGCCGAGATGCAATGGTAGCTAATCCATTCTCTCAAGTGGATCGAAATGGTTATCCAGTGCGTATCCCAGATGACGGAATTACTCCTAATCTGAACGTATACTATCGCAAGATGAAGGTTGTTAACTTGACCTGATTTTTACGAACAGTGAAAGAAGAAAGCGTGGGTGTAAAAACTCACGCTTTTTTTAGGCCTTGGATTTTGAAGGGTTAATCTTCAATGAAAAAAAACTCACCTGTCCATTCTTCATCAATTATACGAGGAGCAGTTTTTGATTGACGTGCTTGTAGAATCAAATCATTTGATTCTTTTGCGAAGTGACCATCCGCCCATGAAATTGTAACATGAGCAGGTCCTGGTTTTTGATTGGGTCCTGAATCTCTCTTTTGTAATATCTCACCATTTTCAAAGACCATTTCTGAAACTAAAAATGCTTGAATAAAATAATTCTGATAAAGTTTATTCATTTTCACTTTAACTTTTTGCCCTATATATCTTTTATATGATTCAGCAACTTTCATTTCAGGCTTGTAAGTGATTGTGATATGATAGAGAGGTTTGCCTTTTTCGTTTGTTGGATATTTTTTGAAATGAGCATATCTTTCAAAAAGTCTTTTGGATATTTGTGTTGAAGCAACAACAGCAAAATACCCATTCACTCTCTGTTCTTCATTAAGTAAAGTATTGATATCTGAGATTAGCTTATACATGATTCTCTGTTTTATAAATTGATAAATAATACAAATGAGATATCTATTATTTATTCCATCCTAAGCGCAAAGGGAACATGCATCAGAATATCAAAGAGTATAATGTAATCAATAGCATTATCAATGGACGAAGACTTCAACCAGTCGAGAGTGTTTCTCCGGGTAAAGGTCCACAACTTCTTCTCGAGAATGAGCAATTAGAAGCTGATTCCGTAAGAAAGCAAGAAGAACTAAAAAAGAAAAAAGAAGAAACGAAAAGAGCAGAATTAGACGCAATTGAGGCTCGTAAAAAAGAATTGACTTCAGAAGATTGTCCTCACACTGATGGTCATGATCACAATGAAGATTACTGTGCGATGGTCAAATCACAACTTCAAAAATCGGGTCAAATCATTGGTATGATTCAATCAATGCTACCGAAAGATGCTGACCTTCCTGATGAAATCAAAGAGAAAATTTCATCCGCAATGGGAAGTTTAGCAGGTGCTGCTTCTGCTATGCGTGATGCGGCATCAAAACAAGATGGTGATAAAGAAAAAGAAGACCGACCGCAGCAACAAAGTTCAGCACCTTCAGGTGAAAGAAAAATCACAGCATTTAATGTTCGCCCTGTTAGTGCTTCACCTCAAAGAATGGGTGGTTTCAGTTTCAATCCACCTAGTTCACAATCAAATTATGACTACGAATGATAGGAGATAATTATGGCTGGTTCACCAAATTCTATTAACAAAAGATACGCTCAAGAAAATTGGTTTGGAAATCCGTTAGGTATTCCTGCTTACGATAACATGGTCAATGAATATGACGCTTATTGGAATCTAGCAAACACAATGTATTATCTTGGGGAACCAGATCCGCCAATTAACGCAAATCTGGTAGCAAGACTTGAAATGACTTATGATGCGAATCGTAATATGCTTACAATGAAAAGAGTAAAATAAATGGCATACGTTTATAATCCGTTCACCTTTGGACTTGACTATACAGACCGTAGAATTCTTGCGCCGCTTGAAGCAAACATTGCAAATCTTGTTATCAAAACAAGTGCGAATGAAGTTCTTAGTAAATCAAATCAAACGAAAGTCAATAAACTACGAAACGCAAATACAGTCATATGGCCTAAAGTTTTTGTAGACCATGAAACTCGAATTGCTACTCTTGAAAATACAGACTTCGCAGACCATGATCCAAGAATCACTGCTCTTGAAACAAGTAACACTACACTATGGGAAGAAGTATTTGATTACCAAAAGCCAATGTTTGGTATCTATGGTAATAAAATCGAATACGTTGAAGACAAAACAACAGAGATTTCTCGAGCAGGCTTTCGAGGTCAAATCAATGTTCTTCAAAGAGATTCAAGTTACGCAACAAGACCTGAATGGATTATCTTCGAAGGTTACTTCACCGCAAATACAAACAATGAAGTAGCAATTATCACAACAAATTTATCTGTTACTCTTGAAGATGTTTTTGACACTTGGTCAAGATTTGCCTTTGGTGATGATGGTGCTTTCCCTTACACTGCGGATAACAGTCTCACAGCATTTCAATTTAATCCATCACCAGCAAATACAATTTCTTGTTTGATCAATACTACTCATGATGTAGGATTTATCAGCCCTGAAGCAACAGATGATTATCTTCTCGAAGTTCGTGTAGAAGTGAATGGTAATGATGAGCAAGAATGGTGGAATATTCAATACGGTAGACCGCCTGGAGACACCTCGAGTGAATTCTATGACAATGATCGAATGGGAATTGTTCTTGCTTATGCAATTGATCCTGTTGATCCATCTATTCATCGTGTAATGAGTGTAATTCGCAATCAAGATGATTCACATTTTACTTGGTTTGTTGTTATTCATGAAATTACATCAGTGGTAACTACAGTTGTAGGAACAGAACCTGGTTATAAAAGAGATAACTGGAGTAATAAAGCATTGTTTACAGTAAGTAATCCGGCAAGACAAACTGTAGGTAATTTGACAATCAATGGCTCACATTTAGTTGAGAGAGATCCTGCGGATGTTTGGGCAGGCGCCTTAAGCAGAGCAAGTTCTGGTGGAACATCAATCAAAGTTCGTCGACAAGGAGATAACTTTAAAATTTGGACTTCACCTTATAACAATTTCACAATTGATAACAACACATTGATTGAATTTGATTTAAACATGGCTTCATACGGACTCATTGGAGATGCTGCTCAATTAGCTTTGCCTGTGTTTGACCATATTGCTCAAGAAGGTGACATCTATGGTCTTAATCCTACTGACTCTTGGGAAGCCCGCACAACTGATGTTTCAAAGGTTCAACCTTCAAATCGTATCGGCACACTTGATATGAGTATTCTTGAACACTTCAAAGGTCCAAAACCATACGGCTTCACCTGTTCTTCACAAACAGGAACTACATTTGATGTTGTACAAAATGAAAACTATTCAGCAACAAGAGCAGAGAATTTTGTCTTTGACCTAACAGAAGATAAAGTTTGGGTGCCTGATATGTCAACAGGAACTTACAAACAAGCAACAACATCAAATCTTGAATCTGAATTAGGACGAGGAAGAATCATTCGTGATAAAACATCAAATGATGTATTTTATTTCAATAAAGATTCTCAAATTGTTCCTTTGTTCCGACAAGGTACAATTGACCATCTAACAGTTCAAATGGAAACATTGATGACATTGATGGCAAACACCGCAAATCAAGTTGCGAATCTCTATGCAAATATTATTCATGGAACACAATTACAATAATCATGAAAAAAATACTTTCTCATAATTCAGAAAATCATCATTTTAATATTGAACATCTTTGTTCTACAGATGTTGCTGACTTTGAACAAGAGGGTAAACAGGACGGTGATATTCTGGTTTGGAATTCAGTTGAAAAACGATGGAATTTATATCATGGACTTTTCACCAGACTCAAAGCAGCCACTCTTTTATGGTGTGACACCTTTGATGCGAATGGTATGCAATTGATCAATTATGGTGGTGCTGAAAGAGAAATGCATGTTGAGTTCTTCAACGGTAAAGCTTACGCTGAAATCTTTGTTTCAAAAGCAAACAATGTGAATGAACCTTGGGACAATTGGATCAACGCAACTACAAACAAAATTGAAAGTTATAATCTAGCACCACATAATGGTTTGGACTATGAAACCGCAGAAAGTTCTGTTTGTATTGCGCCTGAAGTTATAACATCTCTTCTCATCACAGCAAAAACATCCTACACTGGTGAAATCAATCCGAATGCGATTGCGACCACCAATCATCTTTCAACTGCTAATCGTGCACAATTTTTAGATTACTTCACTGGACAAATTCCTGGGTTTGAACAACTTGACACCTTTGACCTTTATGACACACATCTAGGATATCGTGCGGGTTCCATTGAAACTGATGAATGGTTGATCAAAGATTCGGTTGAAGGTTCAAAGATTGGAGCACCTCGCTGGGGTTATCGTTCAAGTGGTACTGAAAAAGGAGCGAGAGCCGCCAACACGAACATCTCTGAGAATAATGTTCTCTCAATCTGGGTCACGAATTATTAGAGAGATTGTATTCAACCAAGAATTGACGAAGAATCATTTTATCCAACAACTCCTGCCCCTTTCTCCAATAGCTGAACAGCAACACACGATCCTTCACATGCTCTTGAACCGTCAGAGCAATCTCCTTGTCAGTCTCGTTGTTTGAGCGAATGCTCTCGAAAAGCACTCTCAGGCGCTTGGATTCGCTCACCAGTCGCTTTTCGATGGCTGCCCTATGCTCTCGCACCTGTAAAGCAAATTCTTCAGGAATATCGTTAAACCACGAATCAATGTCATCTTCAATCATTGACTGAAGAGTCATGCGATAGAAGTCCTGATTCGCAACCAATCGATGAAGAGAGAGATACCACTCTGATTTGACTTTTGCGGTCTCTTGATTTGAAAACTGCACAACAACTCCTTCTGAGTGTTCGGGAAAATCTTGAGCATCCTCTCTCTTTTCCACAACAGTCACAAATTTTGAGAATTCATTTCGATCGGTTTCATAGTCAATCAAACCAGTATGATTGTCAACAGTGCCAATATAGATCAGTTCTCGACGCTGACCATAGTTGACAACAATTTGATTATGAGGATAGATGACTTCGAAGATGGGTGTGAAACTATTTTCAAGCAAATCTTGTATCATGTTCGTGAAGAACTCATCATGCTCATGAAGCATTTCTGTGGCAACAAAGGCTTGGTTTGAAACAAATGAACCTTTTGTGGCGCAATAAACCTCTCTTTCAAACAGATAGGGAATGACAAGAGAGCCGTCCACTTTTTCATAGAAGCCAACTCCTTCCGACAATGGTGGATGAATTTGACTTGAATAGTTCATGAACTTCTTGGGACTTCTCGCAATCACATGTCCTTTGCGAGTGATCAATCCACGACAATTCAAAGTGACTTCATCCCAAACATTTTTGAATTGACACTTCTTTGTATATTGATATATTTTATAATCTGAATTCGAAGGATGCTCATTACAATAAACGAGACCCTTGTCTATGTAACTTTGAATTTGTTCAAGCATTTTATCTCCTGTATAAATAGATCATACACGATTTCCCCAAAATGTCAAGCGAAAAACGAATATGAAATACTTTGAAACCTCAATGCAATTAGCAAAAAGTTTGATTCACAACATGCCAAAGGATCAGTTTGAAACTGAATTTGATGGCGATCCTGTTGAAGTTCTTCAGTATTGTGTCTTTGGAGTTGAGCCTAAAACAGAAGACACTCCAAAGTTAGAGTATAAAGATATAAAATATATTGAGTGATTATTCTCGGTGTTCGTGAAACCAACCGAGTGCGGCAAAGTCGGCTCTGATTTCATTCGAAACATAACCTTCTGAGATTGGTGTGGGAACACCATCAACTAGAACTGTTTCTTCTCCGATATAACAATAGAAGTTCATATAGTCTTCTCCCTTTCCTCGTAAGTCAGCTACAACTCCACCAGCTTCACGAAAAGAAAAGGTCACTTCTTTTCCATCCTTTTTCCAAACATTATTACATAATGCCAAATAAAAATAATCGGCATATTTTTGCTCCTCAAGTTTGTTTGAAATCTTGACTGAATTGTACATATCAACCATAAAGTTTCTTTTAGCACCTGCTCTCAAAGAACCTTCATAGTCTGAAACATCCATTCCTGAACCCATGGGTCCACCGTTTGACGACATAATATCTCCTAACCTATGACGAACGATAGCGGCTCGTAATAAAAATTTTGAAGTTCTTCTCTCATTTTATCCATCTCAGCTTGTGCTTCTTGTTTCATGACATCACCATTGAGTTGAACACCACCAGGAAGCGCAAGTGTCCCAAATTTTGAAATATTTTGTCCAAACTGATATTTGACCTTCTGGAGAAAAAATTCCTTCAACCAGCGATCCGAGTAAATTCCCTTAGCCTCCTCCGGGTCAAGTAATTTGTGGCACTCTAAGATCACAAAGTCACCTTCTCTCATATCAGGACGACCAGTTGTATTTCCTGTAAGTTCTGATTCGAATTGAATGTTGAAATTCTCTTGGTCAGTTGGATTATCATTTTCATTCAACACTTCACCATCTGGTGTTTCTGTGAGAATGTTTGATTCTGTATATTCTTTCGGACCCCAATTACAATCTATAAATAGTTTATTACTATAACGTTTATATCTTATATCATGTTTTGTATTTAAAAGCAAGTCAATTGTAGTAGCATATTGGCGAAACATTACATAGCTGGTCAAATCAATCGGCGCAAATCCCCCGTTGCCGAAGCCACCAGAACTCATCATTTGATAAAAGATATCAAATGGTAATTGAGAAAATGAATCATCCAAGCGGCCCATGAACAAATAAGATGCTGGTATTAGTTTTGTAATTCCAATAATGCGACTACCATCAATTGGTATCCATTGATTATAAATATCCTCTGCAGTAATTTGATAACGCAGGTAGGTTCTCTCATTTGCTTCTAAATTAAATTCTTG